CTAGGTCCATATTTCGTGATCTCACGGAGAGTATAGTGAAGGGGTTCAACCGCTATGCGGTTGCCCCACACTGTTCCGTGCGCAATGGCGACGGACCCGAAGACATGCTGCAGTAAGGTGCAGTCTCTGAGCTTCGGGTAACTACCCGACGACGGTATTCAGTCGTCAATCTGAAAAGCAAGCGCAGTCCCCTGCAGTCATTGGCGCGCAGACATAGGCAGTGCACGCCTGCATTGCGCTTGCCAATCTATTCAAATCCCCGGCGCCGTTTCTCCTCCGGCAGACGGGATACGGCGGGTTGAGCTCATTCCTGTGGGTTCCCCGCCGATCATTTTCATCTGGGTGTAGCTCAGTTGGTAGAGCGCTCGGCTTGGGTCCGAGAGGTCGCAGGTTCAAATCCTGCCACCTTGACCAGTTTCATTAAGGACAATCAATGCGGAGTGGAGAAGTGGTCATCTCGCTTGGCTCATAACCAAGAGATCGTCGGTTCGAATCCGACCTGCCGCAACCAAACAAGACCAGCAACGCCTTCTGCCGCCACGATATATTGTGGGTTAAGTGCAGGCGCACCCAAGCTGGTTACTATCGTGAGGAGTAATTCCATGTTTGATCGTCTATTCCGAATTGCCACGGACGTTGTGACGACTCCCGTCGCCGTTGTGGCCGACGTCGTTACGTTGGGTGGGTTGATCAATGATCGTGACGAGCCATATACGCTTACGAAGGCTCGCCGCATTGGCAGCGACACAGCTAAGATCGTAGACAAGCTGGCGTCGTGACACAGCGCACATGGGTTCACCTCTATAAGACTGCCAGATGGCAGCGAATGCGTGAGCGACAACTGACTGACCAACCGCTCTGCATGTTCTGCCTGCATGTTGGTGACGTAGAACCGGCGACGGTTTGCGATCATGTCATCGCTCATAAGGGCGACGAGTTCCTCTTCTGGGATGCAGGCAACCTCCAGTCGCTTTGCAAGACGTGCCACGACCGAACCAAGCAGCGCTTGGAGCGAGGTCAGGACATCGTGACCTTTGGGGCCGACGGATGGCCGGTAGATTAACCATGCAATTCTCGACCTCTTGCATGGTTAGGCGGGTGAGCTCCGGCTCCCCGCCAATTCACATGAGGTCGTCAAGGAGTCGAGACCTTGAGCATTATGAATTCCTTAGATTGGCAACAGCCAGCAAACGACAATAACAGTGCTTGTATGCAGTGCGGCATCGAGATCAATGGCCCAAAGACGAAGCTATATTGCGGTAAGGCGTGCTCATCAAAGGCAAAGCGTATCCGTGATAAAGCCTTAGGGAAGGCGCACAATGATGGAGCGCCTGATCACATATGCGAGGAGTGTGGATCAGTCTTTCAACGCAGAAAAGACAGCCATAATGTTGCAAGGTTCTGTTCTAGATCATGTGGATTTGCTGCTCAGTCGAACTTAAATGCCAAGCAGCGACACGCCGAAACAATTAAATCGTTCAAAGTTTCCTATACTGTAAAGCGCAGTATTTGCCTTGAATGCGGATTGAGATTTCAAGCCGACATTCTATCTCAATCGATATGTTCAGATGCGTGCCGTGATGCGCGTACTAAGTTTCAGTCACAGCAAGCGCAGGCATCGAAGTCCGACATTGATCGCTCTGAAAGAGTTTGCCCAGAGTGCTCGATAATATTCGCACCAGTGTACGGAAGGGCCCATTCGCGGTTTTGCACAGATGCATGCTCGCAGAAGAACTTACGGAGAAAAGGTAGCGCTAAGCGCAGAGCACGCATGAAGGGTGTGGCAAATGATAACTTCGATCCTATTGAGATCCTGTCTCGAGATGGATGGAAGTGTCAGATGTGCGGTGTAAAAACACCTAAGCGCTTACGCGGAACAACCGATCCTCGTGCGCCAGAGCTGGATCACATCATACCGATTTCTCTTGGCGGTGACCATACCCGCATTAACACTCAGTGTTCGTGCAGACAATGCAACGGAAACAAAGGTGCATCACTTCTCGGTCAACTTCGATTGTTTGGCTAGGGGGTATATTGCAACTCGTCAGCTTTCGATTCCAACGGAACGGCGAGGGTCCATCGCGCACGCATCCACAATTCAAAATATGACCCCTCTAAAGGATTTATGCCATGGCGAGGCCAAGAACGCCTCGCGCCAAGGCGGCAGTAGAGGCAAGTGATAAAAAAAACCCGCAGCGCTTCAAAAACCGCACCGACGCCAAGGCCGATGGCCCGCTCGGCAATCCTCCCGCATGGTTGAAGGATACGCCGGAGCTAAAAGCCAAGGCTGCATGGAAGCTGTTTGAAAAAGAGCTGCCGTGGCTGAACCAGTCGCACCGCACGTTGGTCGGTATGGCGGCAAATATTCAGGGCCGCATCATGGCTGGGCAAGAAGTTGGCGTGCAGGCGATGAACTTGCTGCGTCAGATGCTTGGCCAGATGGGTGCAACGCCTGCGGACGCATCGAAAGTTGCGACTGGCGACGACGGCGATGAGAAGGATGATCTGCTTGACTGATATGCCTGCGCTGGAGCGTGTGAGCGCTTACGCGCAAGCTGTCATTGACGGCACTGAGATTGCAGGCCCGCACGTTCGGAACGCTTGCCAGCGTCATTTCGACGATTTGGCTACCGGTCATGAGCGCGGGCTCTGGTTTGACGATGAGGAAGCGGATCGTGTGTTTCGCTTCTTCGAAGAGCGATTGAAGCTCTCAGAAGGCCAGTTCGAAGGTAAGCCATTTAAACTGCATGCCTCACAGGCCTTCAAGCTCGGTTCGTTGTTCGGTTGGAAGCGTGAAGACGGTTCCCGCCGTTTTCGTCGTGCTTACATCGAAGAAGGCAAGGGCAACGGTAAATCTCCATTCGCTGGCGGTGTCGGCCTTTTTGGATTGATCGCCGACAAGGAAGCGGGCGCGCAGATTTATGCGGCTGCTGCTAAGAAAGAACAGGCAGGGATTCTCTTTCAGGATGCTGTGAAAATGGCGCGGGCTGCACCTGCTTTGATGCAGCGCGTGAAGTTCAGCGGTGGTATTGGTCGCGAGTTCAATATTGCGCACCACAAATCACAATCTTTCTTCCGTCCGATCTCAAAGGATTCGGGAAAGTCGGGTTCTGGTCCACGACCGCATTTCGCGCTTTGCGACGAGGTGCACGAGCATCCAGATCGATCGACGATGGAAATGCTCGAGCGCGGCTTCAAGTTTCGTCGCCAGCCGCTGCTACTGATGATTACGAACTCTGGCAGCGACAAGAACAGCATCTGCTGGGAAGAACACGAGCACGCAGTTCGGGTTGCGGCTGGGACGCAGACGCCAGACGAGGTGTTTAATTACGTCGGTGAGGTCATCGATGACACGACCTTTGCATGGGTTTGTGCGCTCGATAAGGGTGATGACCCTCTGAACGATCCGACTTGCTGGAAGAAAGCTAATCCACTTCTCGGTGTGATTCTGACGCACGAATATCTTGCAGGCGTTGTTGCTCAGGCCAAGCAGATGCCGGGCAAGCTGAACGGCATTCTGCGTCTGCACTTTTGCTGCTGGACCGATGCCGATAAGGCATGGATGCCGCGTGAGACTGTCGAAAGCGTCATGGACGACTTCGACCCTGAAGAGGAACACGCAGACAAGCCTGTCTTTATGGGCGTCGACCTTTCCGGCAGTAAGGATATGACTGTTCTTGCCTGTGTGATTCCTACGGGTTTCATGGAAATGGAACGTGATGACGGAGCTACCGTCAGTCTGCCGACCTTTGATGCGTGGGTTGAGGCTTGGACGCCACAGGAAACTCTGCAAGCCAGAGCGCAGGCCGACAAAGCGCCGTATGAGCTATGGGTGCAGCAAGGCTGGCTCAATGCCACGCCGGGCAAACGTGTCCGATATGACTTTGTTGCGGCACGACTTCAGAAGCTTGATCAGAAGTTTGAAATCAAAGCCATTGCTTACGACCGCTACGCTTACGACAAGTTTCGCGAAGAGGTAGACGCGCTCGGCATTGAAGTTGATCATGTTGCACATCCGCAGGGTGGTAAGGTCAGGGCTAAGCCCGAACCATCGAAAGTTGAAGCCGCAAAAGCCGCTGGCCTGCCACCCCCGCAAGGCTTGTGGATGCCGGGCTCGGTACTGGCGCTAGAAGACATGATCATCGACGGGCGCATTCGTTTAAGGCGAAACCCGGTGTTGATGACTGCCCTCATGGGCGCCACGTTCGATCACGACCCGCAAGAAAACCGCTGGTTTGTAAAAACGAAAGCTTCGGTTCGTATCGATGCGGCGGTAGCTTTGGCGATGGCTATTGGTGCTGCGATGGACACTCCGATTGAGCCAGAAGAAAACCTCGATGACTTTATCAATAACATGGTCGTCATCGCCTAACTCACGACGGAGCGAATATGGGCTTCATTGATCGATGGGTCGGAAAACCCATCAAGCTCACCGACGGCGAGTTCTGGCGAGGTTTCTTCGGCCTTGGAACGACTTCAGGTGAAACAGTCACTTACGAAAAAGCTCTTGAGCTTGATGCAGTCTGGGCGTGCGTAAATCTCGTAGCGAACTCGGTAAAGACGCTCCCATGCAACGTGTTCAAGGACGACGGCGTCACAATCGATCGTGAAAACGTTCTGTATGAACTGCTTCACGATATGCCCAATCTTGATGACACAGCGTCTGATTTTTGGGCGATGGTGGCCATGTGCCTTTGTCTGGACGGTAACTTTTTCGCCGAAAAGAAGATGAACGGTGGTCGCCTTACAGCTTTGAATCCGTTTCATCCGCTCGCCGTTAAGGTCTGCCGTGACGATCGGAACAATCGATACTACGAAGTGACCGAAACCGCCAAAGGTAAGTCAGGCACGATCCGTCGTATCAGCGAAGACAAAATGTTCCACGTTCGTGGGATGGTCATTCCCGGCTGTGATCGCGGTCTTTCGCCAATTGGCGTGGTCCGGAACACTGTCGGGAACGCGCTTGCGGGTGAAAAGACGGCCGGCAAAATGTTTGCCAACGGCATGCAGGTTGCGGGCGTACTTTCATCTGACCAGATCCTAAAATCAGAACAGCGTAAACAGCTTGGTGAAGTTCTTGGCCAGTTTGCCGGGTCTGAAAAGGCCGGCAAGATTGCTGTTCTGGAAGCTGGGCTTAAATACCAGCAGCTAACGATCAATCCTCAAGACGCACAGATGCTCGAAACGCGCCAGTTCAGCGTTGAGCAGATATGCCGTATCTTCGGCGTGCCCCCTGTCATGATTGGTCATGCTTCAAACGGGACGACGACGTGGGGCAGCGGGATTGAGCAACTTATCCTGCAGTTTACTAAGACCTGCCTTACGCCATTGCTGCGCAGCATTGAATCGGCCGTCTATCGCGATTTGCTAGATGCAAAGACCCGTAAAACGACAGTCGTGAAGTTCAATATGGAAGGCTTGCTGAGAGGCGATAGCCAAGCGCGCGCTGACTTCCTGCAGAAGATGGTCAATACCGGCATTTATACGCCAGATGAGGCGCGTAGTTACGAAAACAAGGCGTCAAAACCGGGCGGCGATCAGCTCATCGTCAACGGAACAATGCAACCTTTGCACGGCATCGGCCACAACGGCGAACCATCGCTTGATGATGCGCCCGAAACGCGCGCTGCTTAAGGATACTTTATGAAATTCGAACACATTTTGACAGCCTTTGAGGCTGAACCGTGGGCGATTCAGCGCGAAAAACTGGCAGTCCTCGCGGATATTATCGCAGCTCGTGCTGCCGGTGATAAGTTTGTGACGTCTGAGTTTGTTGCTGCTGTTTCTGATGCTCGGGCGAAAGAGATTGCGGAAACCGATGGTAAGGTTGCAGTAATTCCCGTTTACGGGGTGCTTTCTGACCGTATGGACATGTTTTCTGCAATGAGCGGAGGCACTTCATATGCCGGCATCAAGCGGCAGCTCCACAAGGCGCTGTCGAATGACGATGTTAAGGCCGTCGTGCTTGACGTTGATAGCCCAGGCGGTTCTGTACCTGGTACCGACGAGCTGGCCACCGAGATTCGCAAGCTACGCGGTGGCGAAAAGCCGATCATTGCGCAGGTCAACAGTCTTGCCGCAAGTGCCGCATACTGGTTGGCATCGTCCGCTGACGAAATCGTTGTTACGCCTTCGGGCCGAGCTGGTTCGATCGGTGTCTACACCGCGCATGATGACATTTCGGCCGCCTTGGATAAGGCGGGCGTTAAGCGGACGTATATTTCCGCGGGCAAGCACAAGGTCGAAGGCAACGAAACCGAGCCGCTTGGCAAGGAAACACTGGCGTATATTCAGGAAAGCGTGAACCGTTCGTATGAACGCTTCCTAACAAGCGTTGCCGATGGTCGCGGTATCACAAAAGCCCGCGTGGAAGCTGACTTCGGTCAGGGCAGAGTTTTCTACTCGGAAAAGCTCATCGAGCTGGGTATGGCTGACCGTGTCGCAACGCTTGACGAGACACTGGCACGCTTTGGTGCCGAAACCGAGCCAGCATATGTGCGCAGGGTGAAAGCATCTAACGCCGCAAAGGCTGATGCAGCCAGGCTTCTTGCTACTAAAATGGCAACAGGCGAACAGATTACCAAACGCGAATTCGAGAACGGTTTGAAGGGTCTTCTAAATCTATCGAATTCTGAGGCAGAGCGGGCCGCTCGGCTCTACCTCAAGGAAGGTCAGGGGGCTCCTGACGTCGAGACGGATGCTGCTGCTTTGGCAGCCCTAAACCGGCTTTTGGCCGAAGCAAACACACCACTCATCAAAATTTAAGGAGCCACACATGGCTGATAACGTACTTGCCGATAAAATCGGCGAGCTTGGTACTTCGCTTGCCTCCATCAAGGAACAGGTCGGCAATCTCGCTGTAGACTTTACGTCGAAACTTGCTGCTAACGGCGAGGTTTCTGCTGAACTCAAGGAAAAGACCGACAAGGCACTTTCTGAGCTCGGAGACATGACCACACGCCTTGGCGATCTCGAAAAGCGCGCCGCCCGTGAAAAGGACGAGGGCGCCAACGAACAGAAGTCGCTTGGCGACATGGTTATCGACTCTGCCGATTATAAGGCGGGGATGCTGACGGGTGCGTCCCGCGGTTCGATCAAGGTGACGGCAGATCGTGCTGCAATCACTTCGGCCAACACCACTGTGGGCGCTGGTCGTAGTCAGGGCACGTCACTCGTTCCAGGTGCACGCGTGCCGGGCATCTTTGGTCTGCCAGAGCGTACTCTGAC